ATCGTCATTGCCGACAACGATAACGCGGATAACAACATTGTTTTCGTCTACTTCACAAAAATGAGCCATTAGAGTGTAAAACCTCCACTTCCGTTAAAGGTGTATACGACAGTGCCTGAAACGTTGGTTGTTCTTACATAAGAGCCTGTGGCTGAAACAGGTTCACCACCATAAGCAAAAATTATTTTTAAGAAGCCAGAGCCGCCACTGCCTCCGACTATACTGTTGTGCGATGAAGCCGCGCCACCTCCGGCTCCGGTGTTGACTGCGCCAAACCTGCCTGTGCCTGTACCAGCAGCGCCTCCACCTCCGTAACCTCCTTGCCCATCACCGCCGTTATAGCCTGCACCGCCTCCACCACCGCCAATAGCGGTGCTTGAAATCAAGTCATAGAAATTTTGACCGCTGCCGCCATTGCCAGAAGCAGTGGGACTCCCGTTACCGCCTGCTGTTATTATGCCTCCACCGCCTCCTGAGCCGTAGTTAGGGGCAGAATTGGCAGAGCCTGCTCCTCCGTATTGGTGCTGATGATTATAATTGAGAAGGTCTGTCCATGATCCTCCCGACGCACTTGCTCCGTAAGACAAACCAACGTATTGGTTATAGCCTGATCCACCCCCTCCACATGCGCCGCCGCTTGCCGCGTTGCTGCCGCTGGTCGAGTAGTTCTTACCGCCACCGCCGCCAATTGTAGTTACTGTCCTCTGAGCCAGCGTTCCAGTGGAGTTACTTAAGCTCAACATTCCCGAGATAGAGGTTGCACTTCCAAAGCCTCCATCAGACGCGGCGGTACCGCACACGCCTCCTGCGCCAATAGTCACAACATAGGAAGTTCCGGTCACACCAAAATTTTCGTTGTGAGCATAAACCTTAATTTGTCCAGCACCTCCTCCACCTGAGTGGTAATTAGCGCCGCCTCCAGCGCCGCCACCGGACATTAGAACAACGCCCATACGTATAGGCGCACCCCCTGAACCTTTTGAAAATCCAAAGCCTTGAGCCGATGCCGCTCCTACCGTTGATAAAATTGGCATTATTCGTATCCTGTCAGAGAGGCTAATACAGTAAATGCAGCGTTTGCCGTTTTAATGACAGTAAACGAATACACATCTATACCAGAGGCATTTCCTCCCGTTGGCGCACCGCCTGACCACTTAATGATGGTTGCAGCAGAACCATCTACTTGATAGGTATTAAGGTAGTAAGCAGAGCTTCCCTGCGTCATCAACACAGCCGCCGTCATGCTTTCCCCTATCGCCATGCTGCTGTTAAGCGTGGTTGATCCATCGCCACGAAAGTTGATCGTTCTGTTTGCCGTCTGATTTACCGTGTATAGCTCAACCGCCTGCGTCACAAAATCAAAGTTGATCGTGCCTGTTGTGCTGGTTTGCACAGTGACTTTTTCAATAACAGGGGCAATAGACGTAGTAGCTGTTACGCTCAGATCCCCGGTGATAGCCACATCTCCCGTGAACGCTTGGGTAACAACAGGCGACCCTGACTTTTGCAACGCGCCTGTAAAATTAGCAGTCGAATCTGCATAAGATGCGTAACCACCGGAATCAATTAAGTAACCCAAAGAAGTCCAAGCTGTTGAGCCTGTGCCTGCCTTTACTTTTAACGTATCGGTTTCTATGCCCAACTCACCCTGAGCTAGTGTAGGGTTGGCGCTTGTCCAGTTAGCCGCAGTGTCTCTGCGAATTTGAATTATATCAGCCACTAGCTGTTCCTCCATTAATGGATTGTGGTGCGGTATAGGTGCTGTTAGCAAAGCCACCATCAACAGCGTTGTAATTTGTAATTGTTGTAGGAGACACTTGCTGCCAAGTAGTTCCAGTATAGACTTTCATTAGATCATCAGTAGAGTTAAAATACATTGCTCCTACAATTAAAGCATTGCCGTCGTTGTCAACAGAAGGGTTTGAAGACTTTGAACCTAAGTAACGATCATCAAAAGAATCAAAAGAAGCTGCTGCACTGGTCGCTGATGATGCTGCACTGGTCGATGAAGTTGCAGCGTTAGTCTCTGAAGTTGCAGCATTGGTAGCTGAAGTTGCAGCGTTAGTCTCTGAAGTTGCTGCACTGGTAGCTGAAGTTGCAGCGTTAGTCTCTGAAGTTGCCGCGCTTGTTGCACTGTTTGCAGCATTGGTAGCTGAAGTTGCAGCATCAGTCTTTGAAGTTGCTGCGCTGGTAGCTGAAGTTGCAGCGTTAGTCTCTGAAGTTGCTGCTGCTGCTGCCTTTGTAGTTGCTGTTGTTGCAGAGTTTCCAGCATTTGTTTCGCTAGTCGCTGCGTTGCTAGCAGCGGTTGTTGCGGCGTTAGCGTCTGCTGCTACGCCTGCTTCGCTGCTGGCTGCGGCAGTAGCTGAAGCGGCTGCTGCGGTTGCGTCTGCTGCTACACCGGACTCACTAGCGGCTGCTGCGGTTGCTGATGTAGCTGAAGCTGTAGCTGATGTAGCTGAGTTAGTAGCTGACGTTGCTGACGCTGTGGCTGATGTAGCCGAAGCAGTGGCAGACGTAGCTGAATTTGTTGCGTTGGTAGCAGCAGAGTTTTCTGAAGAGGCTGCGTTAGAGGCGCTTGTGGCTGCCTGCGACGCACTAGCGGCTGCTGCGTTAGCGTCTGCTGTTGCACTACCAATACTGTCAATAGCTGTTTGTGCCGCGTCAGAGGCTGTAGTAGCGCTGCCTGCTGCTGCGGTTGCAGAAGTTGCTGCGTTAGTTTCGCTGGTAGCTGCGTTCTGAGCAGACGTAGCTGCTTCATTCGCTTTTTCAGTAACAGCGTTTAATGTTGCATCTGTTGAAGAGGCTGGTGAACCTCCGGGGCCACGATAGATTGCCATTTACTACTCCTGAAAAAACAAACAAAAGAGAAAGGCCCCCGAAGGGGCCAGAGTAGTTTTACTCGTCAAACACGGCCAGTACTAAACCAGCTTCAGGACGATACACTTGAACACCGTAGAGGGTGTCAGCAGTGTACAGAGTAGACAAGTACTCTTGCTTGTACTGAGTCTGCGAACGTACATTCATCTGCTCCGCGTGGATGATAGCATCCTTGTGGAAGAACAGACAGCCACGAACGTTAGTCTCAAGCGTAGGACAGTTACTAGAAACGTAAATGTCAACACCGTAAACGTTACCAATCAGACCAGACTTAACAGTACGGTCATCACGGAAGTCGCTAGATACGTAACGCTCAATTCCCATTACTGTCTTACGAGCAGCAGGTGGGATAATCAAGCAACGATCTTCCATTGGTACGTTGGCGTCATCCAGAAGCTTGATAGCCTCACGGAAACCTACGTCGGTGAAGTTGTCACCAGTAGCTGTAGTTCCAGCAGCAAACGCACCCAAACCAGCGGCAGCGTTAAAGTAATAGCTGTTGCTGTTAGCCCAATCTGCACCAGAAGGAGCAGCAAGGTCTAGGGTTCCATCACCAAAACCAGTACCGCAGTTCATCAGGTCAGTGTCAACCGTCAGAGCCAACTGGTAACCAGCGTCTTCTGTGTAGAACTGTCGCAGGCTGTTAAGTGCCTGTACTTCTACGATGTCCTCAATGAAACGTGAGTACTCGAAGTGTCGATTGATTTCAATCTGCAATTCTTGCTCAACGTTCGCCTGAATGTTAACTGCGGTGTCAGCAACTTTAGCAGATGCAGCGCCACGGATAGGCTTAGGGACATGAATCTTGTCGCCCTTCTTACCTGTCATTGACATCTTCTTTACGAGAGGTGACATCTTCAGGTTCTTCTGGTATGCGGCAATTACTTCGTCGCTCCAGATTTCAGGGATGAATGTTGCTGCGGCTGTCTTATTGACAATGGAGCCACCGCCTACTGTACCGGGATAAGTTTGAGTCGCCATGATAAATCTCCTTTAGATTAGGCTACTTAACACGACCCTCGGCGTAAGCTTGAAAGATTTCCTCTGACAAAGCTGCATAACGATCTGGGTCGGTCTTCATAAGTTTAATAATATCAGCACGACGATATACTTTCTTACGTGTAGTAGCAGCCGTTCCTCGGGCGTTACCTGTGTTAGCAGACTTAGCTTGTTGCTTACGTGCTTGCTTCTCAACTGCTACTGTCTGTTGTGCGACAGAGGCTCTCTCTTTCCAGAGGGAGAACAGTTCATCAGCGGCGTCGTAATCATACTGCTGGTCTGCTTGTACAAATAATCGAGTCCTAATTTTAGAAGCTTTAACCCACTCAGCAAACTTAGCATCTTTAAGGATACTGTCCATCTCTGGATGGTTTCCTTTAAGCTGCGCTAAAGCTGTTTGCTTCTTGTGCTGTTGGCTATATTGTTGAGCCTCTTTAATCTTAGGATGGTTCTCAATTGCCCTATTAACTGCTGCCTGTGGATCAACGAAGAAATCAGTATCGTCTTCTTCTTGCTGTTGTACAGGTGCTTGTTGATTTGCGAGTTGTGTTTGGATGTAGTCATCAACAACGCCACGTAGTTCACCAACCTCAGAGCTTTGTTTGCCTAGTAGCTTCTCAGCTTCTTGATGCATCTGAACAACTTCTTCTAAAGATTTGTTCTGATACTTCTCTGGTAAGCTAGGCTCCTCTTGAGCTACCTCAGTTTTTTCCTGAGACTCAATTGTATCCTCTGGTGTTTCTAATGTGTCTACTTCTTCGTTGTTAAGTTCTTCTTCCGAACGCTCATCTACGAGTTGTGCTCGTGCCATATTATTAACCTTCTCCGCCTAACGGTTGTGGAGTTTATTTACGTCCTGCTTGCTCATGTTCTCGTACCCACTTCATGTGTCTACCGGGGAAATCCCCAGAGGCACCTTCGAGTACGCATTGCGTGGCAGAGACGACCCTTGTAGCGTTAGCACCGCAACCGCACCTACTGGTTGTTGTACCTGCTTCTACAAATTCTTCAAACAAGTGACCATTGGTACACTTGAAGTCATACACTTTAATCATTTTCAGTTGCGTCCTTATACGCAGCGTCAATAGAGTCATCTAGATTGACAATGCTATTAAGAACGTTTAACTGTCCTTTACGGAAATACATATCATCTACATCTTTAGTAGCTTGAACGCTGTTAACATTTACTAAGTTTACGTTTAGTTCTTCAACAAGTTGTTTCCAACCTTTAGAGTTAAACATATCAAAGTAATTGTTATAGTATTCATCTTCTTCTTTCGTTAAAGAGGCCATTCGGTTATCTCGTTAGTTACTATATACTGTATATTATAACATATTCTAAGGTAAATGTCAAGTGTTTTCTTTGGTATTATTTACGTTTCTTACCTTTGTAAGAGTTAGAGCCTGCTTTGGCCTTCTTTGCTGCTGCTTTGCCAGCTTTGGTGTATGGGTAGGACTTACCGTTAACTTTAGGCATTATCGTTTTCCTCTCTTTGCTGTTTTAGCTGCTTGTTTAAAGTTCTTGGCCGTTGGTGCTCCTTTAGAACCCTTGGCTCTCATCTTCTCCTTGCTTCCTGCTTTGATACGCTTACGTTTAGCGTGAATGTTATCGTAGAGTCCTGCCATCACCACTTCTCCTTGTTGGCCCAATATGCCGCAGACATCTTGCCTTTGGCTATATTCTTTGCGTGTCGTGCCTTGAAGGACTTCTGACGAGCCGTAGGCTTCTTATCTCCTGAGACTCCCTGTTGTCCAAACCTGATGGTCTTAACCTTGTCGCCTTCCTTGGCTACAACTACGTGAGACTTCGTAGGATGCTTAGGCGTCCTCTTTGGCTTGTTGTACCCGCTTACCCCTGCCCTTGCTAGTCGTGGATCTTTTTCCTTGCTCATTCAAAAACTCCTTCTGGAATGTTTCTAGGGCCGCTACCTTCTCTTCTAGGTTCGACAGGCGGTTGAACTGGCCTTTGAACGCGTCGTTGACTTGTGCGATTAGGTTCTTGAGGTCTTGCTGGGTCATTAACATTGATCTTAGCCTCTACTTCTTTGTCTTTAGTGATTGCTTGTGCGACCTTAAGGCGGCGCTCAAACTCTTTGTCGTCTTGATCACCCGCTTGGAGGTTACGTGTAATAGCCTCAATGCGTTTGATCTCAACCTCTTGTGGCTCAAGCTGCGCTTCAACAGCGTACTTCTGCGCTCGTGCTTGAGATTCCTGAGCCTGTGCAGCTAGGGCGGCTGTCTGAGACTGCTGGAACGCAAGCTGTGCCTGTTGCGCCTGCATAGCTGCCTGTTGTGCTTCTGGGTTAGGCTGCTGTGCTTGCTGCATAGAGGCAATAAGTTCTTCGCGGTTAGACAGATTCATGTTGTCTACAATGCTCTGGATTAACACAGGGTATATCGGGCTATCCTGCTTCATGGTCTGCAAGAGCTGCACAAGCTGTGTAACCTCGTACTCACGAGCAATGATACCTAAGGTCGAGGTAGCGTTGAACTTATAGTCCTTCACAGGGTAATTTTCCGGGTCAAACTGCATGTAACGGTACGCAGCCTTCTTAACGAACGGAATCAGGAACGACTGCTGGAAGTTTATCAAAGTGCGTTTATGGCGTTTAATAATAGCACCGAGAGACATAGAAATGCCAGCGGCAGTAGCTTCACCATTAACGTTACCGGCGAGTCCCGCTGAATCAACTGCTCCAGTAGCTTGTTGTACCATCTGTTGCAAGGAGGCTGCTTGGGCGAACGTGATCTGACCCACTTGACCAAAGTTGAACGGCTGTAAGACTTCACGAGGATCTCCGTTAGTAAGTATCATCTTTCCGGGGCGTACTTCTGGCTTTGCGCCGCGTGGTAAACGTGTAGCGTCAATAGCTAGCATTGGGTGGATAGTCAAGCTTAATGCGTCAATACGCGCACGTAGCTCTGTATCAAGCGCCTTCTGGCTGTTATAGCCCTTCTCGCAAACGCCACGGCCCCAGAACATAGAAGGTACTACATCCCACGGGAACGCCACCACGGGCCTGTCCTGCATCATGTAGGGGTTTGCTTCAGCCTTTAGGAGAACACCGCCATTAGCGATAACAACAATTGCTTCTACGTACCCTTCGTCACCGTCTATCTTTTCATCGGTGGCGTCTTCTAACATGTGCTTAGGAACAAGGCCGTAGTACTTTGTCAGGCGAACTTTGTCGTCACCGTAGACTGCAATGTCTTGATCTGGCTCAAGGTCAGTGTCAGGAGCTGCTGTGCCTACGTATACGTCCCTGTAGACGCCTTGCTCCTGTAACCGTTCTACGTGGTGGCTGCCTACAAACTCGTCAACAGCGACGCCCATAGCGTCCTCAATGGACGTTGCTACCGGATCAATCAAAAAGTTCTGAGGCATGACAGGCTTAAGCTTAACCACCACACGGTCAGTAATGTTAACGCCTACTGCCTGTAGCTGCCCGTCCATGATAGGCTGTGTAGCCGGGGCCATCTCTTTGATTTCTTCTAAGACGATCTCGCCAATGCCTGTACCAAAAACAGCAGAGTTTATGAGACACTCAGCAACAGCTTTACGCACCTGTGTGTTCTCAAAGTCTTCTGTGAGTTTGTTACGTAAATATTGCACATCCTGAGATTCTTTGTCGTTAACATCATCAGCAATGTCAAACCACTTGCCCCGTCCAAACGTGGCTTCTTCCATCTCAGCAACGTTAGACTCCACGGCCTGCTGCAAGGCTGGCGATATAATCCTTGAACGCTCAGAGGCTCTTTCGGTATCTGCTGGATCCCAGATGCCTCGCCACAGTCTGTAGTATTCGTCAAACTTTTCTTCGTAGTTAGACTGGTAATTGTCACGCCAGTTCTCACACTTGTTTATAACCCAATCTTCCAAGGACTCTTGGACTAGAAGGGGGTCAGGGCTGTATAGATCGTCTCTCATAATTAGTATCCCGCTACAATGTCTAAAATTTCAGGCTCATCAAACTCTAAGTCATGTATCCCGTAAGGGACGTTAGCAAGCTGATCTATGTACGCGAGACTGTCTACTAAGTCATCGTGCGTCAGCGGATCAGGGAATTGAAACAACTGGTCAAGGAACCTTGCGTTCCAATCGCCTTTGCTTATGCTAATAACTCCGTTCTCAAAGCGCCCTTGCAGCGCCCACATTACTCTGTCGGTTTTCTTTTTGTTGCCGTGTGTTAGTTCTTCAACTCTAAAGAACTGTCCGTGCCTTTTCTGTAGATCCATGAGTGGTGACATAACCGCCTGTTTTGCAATTCCCCTCTCAATACCAACAGACACAGGACGATAATCCCGAACAGCTTGGAATATTTTAAGGGCCGTCTCATCCAGTGTCCATCTACCGTGTATGATGTTCTCAATGTGCCAGTCACCGTTGTC